GCACAGCAGCTTAAATCGCAGTACGGCTCTATGCGGTTGCGGCTACGCCAAGAAGACATATCCAAATACGTCCGTGATCTTTTCCGCATCAAGGCCGAACTCATTGCCGAAAATTACGAGCCGGATGTTCTGGAGCGGATCACGGGCGTATCTGTTTCGGATGAGATGATTGAGATTATGCGTAACGATAAGTTGCGTAGCTATCAGATCGACGTAGAGACTGACAGCACTGTATTTGCTGACGAAGAGCAGATGAAGCGAACGCGCATAGAGTTTGCCAACACAATGGGCGGGTTCTTAGTGCAGGCAATAGAAGCAACCCGCGCAGCGCCAGAGATCACGCCGGTTGCGTTTCAAATACTTAAATTTGTTGCCGGTGCGTGGAAAGTTGGCCGACAGTTTGAGGACGTTATTGGCGAAGCCGAGGCGACCATCATGCAGCAGCTAGAAACATCTAGGCAGCAGCCGCAAGTCTCGCCAGAGCAGCAGCTTGCACAGCAGAAAATTGCTGCTGAACTTGAGCGTGAAAAACTCAAACAAGAAGGCAAGCTGGCAGACATTAGTTCGCGTGAGCGAGCGACAGCGGCAGAGATACAAGAAAAAAGCCGAGCGTCGTCAGAGCGCGTTCAAAGCAAAGAAGACTTAGCGTTGCTTGAAGCAGAAATGCGGATGGCAGAGGGCCAGAGATGAACAAAAAGTATCTAAGCAACTACGACGAGATCAAGTGGGATAAGCGCAAGGCCGTGTCCCGCATTGAAAGCGCGAACAAAAAAGTTGCTTACAACATCATTAAGGACATTGAGCCGTTTCAAAGTCCTTTGGACGGTAGCTTTGTAAAAAGCCGCCGTGAATTGAGAGAACACGAGAAGCGGCACAACGTGCGACAAATTGGAAACGATTGGGCGGGAAGCGAACGCCCCTCAAACTGGGATCAAATACGAAATGTCAATAACTGAGACAAGCACCCCCGAGACGGGGCCAGCGTCAGAGCAACCCTCAACACTTGATGGCGTTTTAGAAAGCGTCATTGCAGGAGAGTTTACGCAAGGCGATGCGAAACCCACTTCTGATACCCCTAGAGCTATCGCCGGAGAAAGTAGTGCGGAGCCAGTCGAAGTCGAAAATGCCGACCCATCGAACGAACCCGCCGAAGGCCATGAAGCAGAAAACCTAGAGGACACTCCCGATGCAGACGAACCGGAGTCTGATGCGGAACCAGTCCCCCAGCCTTTAGCTGCGCCAAAAACATGGCCTGCTGAACAACGCGAAGCGTTCGAGCAACTTCCCGAAGATCAACGAGAGTTTATGATTAACCGGGAGCGCGAGCGTGATGCAGCGTTCACTCGCAAGACGACTGAACTATCAGAGCAGCGTAAGCAGATAGAAGGCTTAAACGGCGTTTTGGCACCGTATAAACAGCAGATGCAAGCGCATGGGATTAGTGAGACTGAGTATGTTTCGCGTCTTATGAGCTATGACAATGCGCTACGGCAAAACCCGCAGGCCGCTATTCAGCAACTCGCCCAGCACTATGGCGTTCAGCTTCCGTCAGGCGATTCGGGCGCGGATTATGTAGACGAATACGCTACAGATTCGCATACACAACAACTGCAACAGCAATTAGCTCAAACGCAACAGCAAGTTAATATGCTCGCTCAGTCGCAACATCAGGAGCGTCACCGCAGCTTAGAGGATCAGGTTGTGTCGTTTGCAAATGCAAAAGATGCAGACGGCAATCTCAAGCACCCTCATTTTGAGCAGGTACGCGAACGGATGTCTCGATTGGTAACTGCCGGAGAAACCCAAGACTTAGAAGCAGCCTACGGCATGGCAGTCCGCTTGGACGAAAATCTCTATAAAGATACGTTAGAGAAAGAGCGGCTTTCAGTAAGTAGGAAAGAGGAAGCAAAGCGTAAGGCGGCTATAACGAAAGCCAAGAAAACGCGACCTTCTCAATCTGCTGCGTCCCCACCGAGCGGGGTCGTAAATTCGACGGGTTTGGACGACATTTTGCGCGACAAAATTAACTCTGCTAGGGCGTAAGACTTTTGCCGTTGCCATTTTGATGGAAGAGAGAAATGGCTTCTCCAAATGCTACTTATACCGAAATCGTAACCACCACGTTGGCTGGTTACTCCAAGACGATGGCCGACAACGTAACCAACAACAATGCGTTGCTTCGCCATATAGACACCAAGGGGAACAAGTCCCCCGCAACTGGCCGGACTATTGTTCAAGAGCTAGAGTATGCAACGAACTCGACCACCAAGTGGTATTCGGGTTACGAGGTACTCGACACCTCAACGAGCAACGTCTTCACCGCTGCTGAGTTTAACTACAAGCAGTTGGCGGGGAATGTCGTCATTTCCGGTCTTGAGCAAGTTGAGAACTCCGGTTCAGAGCAGATTTTTAATCTTCTCAAAAGCCGTATTCGCAACCTTGAGAAATCACTCAAAAACACGATGGCGACTGCGCTTTATGCAGACGGCACCGGGACCGACTCGAAAGAGCTTGGCGGTCTTCAGCTTGTTGTTCCTGGCACCGTGGGTAACACGGTTGGCGGAATTAACAGTGGAACCTACACGTTCTGGCAGAACCAGGTTTATGATTTCTCGACCGCAGGCGTAACGGCCTCTGCTACGACGATCCAAACAGCCATGAACACTTTGTGGCTTGCTACGATTCGTGGTGCAGATCGTCCTGACGTTATTGTTGGAGACACCAACTACTTTGGTTTCTACTGGTCTTCTCTCCAGGCGAACCAACGGTTCTCAAACGATGACTCAGCGTCAGCTGGGTTTATGAACCTTATGTTCATGGACGCGCCGGTCTATTACGACGACCAGTGCCCAGCGGACAAGATGTACATGCTCAACACCGACTATCTGTTCTTGCGTTATGCAGATGGCCGCGAGTTTGTGCCTCTTGGCGAAAAAGCATCTGTGAACCAGGACGCTCTTGTCATGCCTGTTGCATGGGCCGGTAATATGACGGTCAGCAACCGCGCACGACAGGGCATCATCCAAGCCTAGTAGGAGGTCTTTAATGGCTTACACAACCCAAAGTGCTATTGGCATCGATTTTGATGGCGGCACTGAATCTACCCCGTCGCAAACTCCCGGCACCCGTATGATGGGAACCGATAGTTCGACGTGGCTCTACATTACCGCTGGTTCTGCCGTCGCGCAGTACGATGTAGTGACCGTGACCGAAGGGTTTTCGGGCGTTCCTTGCACAAAGGCGTTGATTGACGATGGGCACATTATTGGTATCGCCCCGGAAGCAATCAGCAATGGCGAGTATGGCTGGGTGCAGCTAACTGGAGTTTGCACGTTGAACGTGCTTGCTTCGGCAGCAGCAGACGCAGTTTTGTATTCGTCCGCAACCGCAGGATCGCTTGACGATGCTTCTACTTCGCAGACCGCAGTGAATGGTCTGTGCCTAACAACTGCCCGTGGTGGAACCGCCGGTTCTGCTCCTGGCCTAGCAACGTGGCCGAAGTCGGCTACAATTTAACCAAGAAGGGAGTGCGGGGGTGTAAAAGCCCCCGCGCAACTGCTGCTTATGACGGGAAACATAAGAGTTGAGTTTATTTCTGCCGATACTGGTGTTGATCTAATCGAGATACGCCGTGTTGGTGACCCTGACACCGTTCTTTACAAAGTTTCTGAAAAGATCGAGTGGCTGAGAGAGAACTTTCCGAGAGAAACTGAGGCATACGAGAAAAGCGGTAGCAACAAAAGTGCCGCTAAAGTTAAGCCTATCGGGACAGAGCTTACTGAGCTAAAGGGCATTGGAAGCCGCAAGGCAAAGCATTTGATTAGCCAGGACGTAAGCACCGTGGAGCAACTTTCAGAGCTATCTGACGCAAGTGTTGGTGGCCTGGGTGCGGGAACAGTGGATTTGCGTAAGCTGGCGCGAGAGTATTTGGCTGAAAAGTCTGGAAACAAACCGAAACAGGTTGTTGGATGACGCTACTAACGATTTGCCAAGACGCGGCTAAACTTATCGGGATCACTGCGCCTGACGCGGTGACATCCTCAACGGACACCTCTGTGCTACAGCTTAACGCCGTGGCTAACCAAGAGGGCCGTGCGCTTGTAGACCGTTATATGTGGCAAGTCTTAGTCAAAGAAGGTAGCCACACGACACTTGCAGCAGAAAGCCAAGGCACAATGGTGTCTATCGCCAGTGACTTTGGCCGATTTAGCAACAACACAATGTGGAACAGGACTACCGACCGGACCTACTACGGCCCGTTGAGCGGTTCCCAGTGGCAGCGCATCATGGCTATCGTGAGCAGCGGAGTGACAAATTACTTCCGTATTCGAGGCAACGCCCTGCTGTTTCACCCGACGCCGCCTGCGGGCGAGTCAGTAAAGTTTGAGTATGTTTCAAAGAACTGGGTTGATGAGTCTGGTGGCGTTGTAGCCGACGCAGACAAGTTTACTGGGGACGGCCAGACCAGCGTGATTTCTGAGGAGCTAATAACCTTGGGCGTTGTCTGGCGGTTTTTGAAGATAAAAGGACTGCCCTACGATCAGCAGTTCATGGAATACCAGAGTCGTGTCCAAGAGCTTACACAAACTGATGGAGCTAGACCGATCCTGCGTATGGGAGGCCCAAACTTTGCCTCCATGCCTGTCAACGAGCCTGAAGGTAACTTCGGGCTATAACTGAGGATATAAGCCAATGCCAATGGTTGATGGAAAAAAGTATCCCTACACCCCAAAAGGGATGGCCGCAGCTAAAGATGCTAAGAAAGGCTCGACTAAAGTAGCTTCTAAACCAAGTTACAAAGGCGGCGAAAAAGCTAACGGAACTTTTAGCTGTCCGGGCGGCAACGAAACTAACATTACGGCGTAGCCAATGAAGCGTGATCTTTACGGAGAATTGCTGGGGAACGCCCTAAACCGGGGCGCTCCTCCTGGGCATTTTGCCGCGTATATCCGACCTGATGAAAGCAACGTGCTGCGCTCTATGGGTGGCGGCGTTGCTCCTGACGGTGGGCAGAATATGTATAACGGTATGCCTGCGTACTTTAGCGGCATCAGTGCTGTCTCTGGAAATGGCGGCGGCGGCGTTAGCTTCGGTTATGGTGATGGTGGCGTTAGCATCCCATCTTATTCTGTAGATGCGCCTTCAGTAAACGCGCCTTCAGTAAATTTTGACATACAATCGGCTGTAGATCAGGGCGCAACCGTAGCTGAAGAGTTTGCACAGGCTCAAGCTAACGCCCAAGCTCAAGCTGACGCGCAGGCTCAAGCTGCGGCTAACATACGAAGCGGCGGCATAACGGCAGCAGCGGAGCAGGCTAGAAGCCAAGGCATAGCTGACATCCTTGCT